TGTATAAGAGACAGGTAGAAGACCAATACAATTTAGCTTATTTTGAATAATGTCTAAAGAAAAGTGTATTTTGTGTGGAAAAGAAACGGTATCGGTTATTAAGATCGGTACCGACTTCATGTGTTATAATTGCTATGCAGATCAGCGTAATCCTCCGCATTCTAAAGAAGTACATAATAACGAGGAAGCTCGCATACAAACAGAGTTCTTCAAGCTTATTCCTCTATACTTTCCTAATATACCTGACAAACTTATATTTGCCGTTCCGAACGGTGGAAGCCGTCATATACGTGAAGCTGCTAACCTGAAACGTCAAGGAGTAAAGCCTGGTGTTTCTGATGTGATCGTACTTATTCCCAAAAAGGGTTTTGCTTCTCTCTGTATAGAGTTTAAAACGAAGGTGGGGAAACAATCAGAATATCAAAAAGAGTTTCAAAAACAGGCTGAAAGTTGCCGTAATAAGTACGTGGTAGTCCGAAGCGCATCACAGGCAATCGAAGAACTAAGGAAATATCTTTTTTAGTAGAAGTGTAGTGGGGGATACCAAATCTCTATGAAGTCGTACTGAAAGTTTTCTGCAAAAATAGATCGTATATTGAATGACAGAGAATAGTTGTCTTTTTGCTATCTTTGTTCTAAAATTATTTATATGACATTTGAAGAAGCAATTGCTCTCATTGAGCGAATAAAAGACCAGGTTGTCGGTGCTCCAGTTAAAGGTAGGCTCATTGAATCTTTGTTCATTGGGCCTACCAACTGGGATGAAATGCATATCTTTATGAATATCTGCCTGCAAAAAGGAGAGGATGAAGCTATCAACGAGTTTATCGGAAAAAGTTTCTCTGTGTATGGCAGGTCAGTAACTTATATTAATCCGGATCTTCCTCGGTGGGATGTAATAGTATTAGACGATTGGGAGAAAACTATTTATAATTGAAAGAGGTAGCTTATTTGACTACCTCTTTCAATTCAACCCCGTTTTTATTATCATTTTACTTGAAATCACCTGCAGATATGTCTATAACCACTGAACTTTCGCGAGCACTATATCTCCTAAAAGTAGTAATAGATTCTGTCTCTTTTGTAATCTTGTTATCCCTATAAGCAATCACCTCTATTTCACCGGATGAACCCGATTTCGTAGCTATTCCCTGATATGAAAAATTAGAACCAGTACCTTCATTTGCCAGACCACGATAATTACTTCCTTTACCACAAAGTTGAATATAGTCTATCGTGTGATTATATACTTCATAGCCATAGCTATATCTATCTGTATCTTCAGGCAAAGTAACTCTTACTATAAGTTCAGACTCTCCTAACTCATTTAAATCCACATTTAAATTTCCCGAATTATTTTCGTCATATCCCCAAGGATTATAATAGAAATTCGAGACCTCATACCAACGAGAAAATAAACTAGAATTATATTTATATTGACTATCAGCCCCCGGAATTGGACTGGATGTTATGAAGTCTTTATCAATTAATCTTATTCTCACTGATATCTGTCTTTCTCCATCACCATACGGAAAAGCATAAGCAGGTATATCCTCATGGATTCCATTAGAAATTATTTCAACTAATCCATATTTATTGTTAGGCATCCTAATATAAAACCAGTCACTATAATAAGAACTAGTCCATTGCCATTGAACTTGTAATACATACCGCGAGAATATTCCAGGAATCTCATCTGATAAATCATCCTTCCAACTTATCCCCCAATCGAGTAAGACACAATACCAATAATTATTAGTAGTTTTATATTCAGGGTCATCACCAACATACATATACATCATACTAGCAGTATTTAAACTAGTTCCGTTCATTGTTTCTGCCCATTCTAGAGGAGTTTCTTCTTCATCTTCCCAAGGATAATACCCTCTTGTCATAACACCACCTTCATTCATCTTCCGATTGCTCATTTCATTGTTCAGGATTTTATCCATTTCATTGCTACATGAACATATCACAAACATTACAAGACCGATAGACCACTTGATAAATAAATTTCGTTTCATAATATTATTTTTTAGGTTTAATAATTGCTAAAGTAAAAAATATTATCATATATGAAAAATTAAAGTTAATGTTTATAAACATAAAAGCCTCGACTACACTTAGTCGAGGCTCATTCCTTTTGGAGTAAATAACGTATTGTCTCCCGCCTTCGAAAATTAGCAACTTTTCCGTAGAGAGATGATACAACAGACATCCACGTCTGTACACAAATATACTAATTATTTTTTAATTTGAATACTATTCCGCCAATTATTATTAAGAAAATGAGACCTATATACACTTTATCCTTATGCAAATCCCACCAAGACAATTCAAGAACCGTTTCTTTTTGATTCAACATAGCATCTACTTTATAACTCAATGAATCCAATCTATTAGAGAACTGTTGCAAGGTGATAGATAATACTTCACTAATCTCTGTTCGTTCCTGATCCTGCTTGGAAGCAGTGGTAGTACTTTCTTTAATCGGATATTGCTTTCCTGTTGAATCCGGAAGCGATAAGTAAACTGTTTTATTCTCAATCTTCAGATCACTCAACTTGTCGGTAGTAACCTTCGTTTGCTTACTTACATCAACTCTTAATGATTCAATCATACTTTGAATACGACCGAATTCACCGGAATAGTCAATCTGCTTTTGCGTCTCGATGTTATGAGAAGTTTTGCAGGAACTTAACCATATTCCCGACATCAGGAATATGGTTATATAAATTAGCACTTTCATGGCCGGATCACTGTATTACGAAGAAAATTAGAAAACTCGGAACGAACATCAAAGCAGGGACAAGCCTTGATGTATTCTGACGGTTCAACTTCACCGGACCCGTCCAGATCAGGAGAAGTATCACGATGTCCGAGCACTTCAATTATAGGATATTCCTTACAGAGCTTCGCTACCAATTCACGCAAGGTTGCCCTTTGAGCAGGAGTACGTGTATCTGCAGGCTTCCCAGACGCATCCAAACCACCTATGTAGCAAATACCGATAGAATGTCTGTTATACGAAGATTCGCTAAATCCTTTGGTATTGCAATGCGCCCCGTCAATGCTTAACGGTCGCCCATTCTCTACCATTCCGTCCAAGTCAATGACGAAGTTATAACCGATCTGATTGAATCCCCGAGCCCGGTGCATCCGGTCAATATCTTTGGCTCGTAGATCCTGTCCGGCACGTGTGGCCGAGCAATGAATGATAATAGCATCAATAGTTTTCATTTTGCGTCTCCTTTTTGTAAGTAGTTCGTTAAATATGGTATGTTCTTTATAAACTCAACACTTAGTACGTAATGCAGGAAAGCTACCACCTTGTAACCATTACTAGAGTTAGGTAAAATCTCTTTTATGTTTCGAAGAATATTTACCCCATAGAAATAGAATACGCTGTACGTAATAAATGAGACACATTGCAGAGCACCTTCCGGATTTCCTTTATGCTCGCCTATAAAGTAGATACAACTAACCAAGGCAAAGAAAATAGTTGCTTCTACGATACACCTCCAAGCCTTTTTAAAAGAAAAACTCTCATGATTGATAAGGAGTGCAGTAAGCAGTCCACAAATGAAATTGAGGGCAAATACAGCGATAAGGCTTTTGATTTCCCCAGAGATAGGATTGAGATAAGCAGCTATACCGGTAACCAATCCAATGAGTAAGTTTTTGAAATAATCCATAATCATTTATCTAAAATATTAATACTTCATTTCAAGACCTCACCACAATCGTCAATGGCTGTCTGAAATACCTTCTTCACTTCGCCAGAGGTTAGCCCATGATCCTCATGTAGCGAGAAGCCGGTTACTCCATTTCGCGATGCATTGAAGAATCCGACAGTCGTTTCATCCTTAATGATTTCGGCAGTAATATCTTTGACTGCCTCGGTGCCACGGGTTGACATTCTGTATTTAACCCTGATAGCTTCCGTAACCTTAGTTGTAGCGGTACTGTTAGTTGCTGTGATGTTCATTCCTTGTTTCCTCCTTCTATTAAATCATAAATTTGTCCGTATGCACCAGATACAAAGAAGTCTGCACAAATTTCCTTCAATAAGGTTGCATCTTCTGTCTCTATATCAAGTACACCACGATTGTTAATAATCTGTTGTAACATTTTATACGCACGCAACTTTTTCGACATATCCAAACCCTGTTGAGGGTTAGAACCTGCTGCATACAATGCCTCTGAAACCATATCACGGAGATACTGCTTTACCTCTTTACCGTTGATTACTTTAATAGCTTCATTGCCTTTAAAATCGAGTAAAGGCCTGTTTAAATTGATTTTCATAATTATTTATATATTAAGCGATTGATACCAATAACCCTTTTCTGAATTTCATATTACTACCAAAATCGAAATCAATACCTTGGTAATAGTTAATCCCACCATTTCCATCCCTAGATGTAATACAGCCAAAATTATCAGCTAAGCACAATTCACTTGACAATGTTCCTTTCACGTAAACACCTCCATCAAAGAAGCCGGCATACGTTGTATTTGCCTGTGGATAACTCCGGTCTGATTCTTTAAGATTTCTCGACGCATAAATACAAGCCCCACCTAAATTTGAGCCAATCGCAGCAACTCCAAATCGTCCATCGGTAGCTGCGTCGAATGTTACATTTACAACACCTTCTTTTGCCTTGCCTGAACCCAGTTTTAAGCTTCGAGAAGTGCCACCGAAATAGTCGCTCATAGTCCATATCAACCTACCGTTTTCGATTGAAAATCCTCCGATAAATCCTACATTCGCATCGACACGACGAACCTTTATCAAGTCAGTATTCAAATACCCTCCTACAACAATGGTAGAACCAAGCTGGGCAGCTTCGACAGCATCTTTGAATGCTAATCCACCCAAACCGGAACGATCTACTTTTGAATTGATTACTGTCTGCAGATCACTATGAAGCGCTGTGATGGTGACAGCTCCTTCTAAATTAATTTTAGATGAGTGGATAGTCGTTTCTCCGGCCGCCTGGTTAATATAAGATATAAGCGTATTGCCGTTTTCCAGTTCTTTAGAAGCATATATCTTATTACCGTCTGCTGTGGTAATCCACCCGGCAGTATCTATCCGCTGCGTCAAGCTATCAACTCGAGTTACTTGTGCGGAGATTTGAGTATTGAGCACTTTCAAATCAGCAGTACATTCATCTGAATAGCTTTTCAGTTTGTCTTGAATAGCTTTGTTTGCTCCTTCAACAGCTGTATTGAAACTGGCTAAAGCAGAGTTGAATAAAGCGAACTTATCATCTACATTCTTTTTTTCCTCAACAGTCGTTTGTCCATCTGCAATAGCCGTATTTATTGCAGCAATAAGATTATCAATTGCACCTGACAAAGAAACCTTAGCATTAAGTAGATCTGTTTTAGCAGAGCCTTCCAGATAGGCATTCACGTATAGTTTATTATATGTAGCTTCAACGGCAGATTTCGTATTCTTAACTGTATTCAGATACTTCTCTATTGCTTTCGCTTCCGCCCCGTCAATAATACCATCAGCAAAAGCTCCATCTACGTAGTCATGTAAGCCATCGACTGAATCGGCTGCATCTTGTGCAGCCTTGGCTGCGTTCGCAGCGTCCTCTAAAGCTTGTATCGCTTGTTTCAGTGCCTCGTCGGAATATTCCTTTAGTTTATCCTGTATTGCCTTATTGGCTTCCTCTACAGCTGTGTTGAAAGTCGCTAAGGCTGAATTAAACAGAGTAAACTTATTATCGACCTCTCTTTTTTCCTCTGCAGTGGCCTGTCCGTCAGCGATGACCGTATTGATAGCATTTATAAGGTTCTCAATACTTCCCATCAATGTAACCTTAGCATTGAGCAAACTAATCTTTGCAGAGCCGGATAAATAAACATTCGTGTAGAGTTTATTGTAAGTTGCTTCGATAGCCTGTTTGGTATTGTTGACAGTATTGATATACTTCTCAATAGCTTTTGCTTCTGCTTCGTCTATAATTCCGTCAGCGAAGGCTCCATCTACATAATTATGAAGTCCTTCCACTGAATCAGCAGCATCCTTGGCCGCTTTAGCTGCATCCTTTATTTCCTGATGAGCATCTTCCCATTCAGATAGATTTTCTAATCCGGAGGAACCGGCTTTAATTTGAATATTTCCGCCTATTTCCCCTTTTACCAAATCGAAGTACGTCTTTCCGTCCGGCGAAATAATCCGTTCTGTTGTTACACGTCCCGGGAGAATCTCTGTGAATCCGTATAATTCGACAAAACTTCTACTACCGTCATACTCACTATTAAGCACTCCAGTGAGTAAATGATAATATCCGGTTATCTGTTCCATTTTAATAGCCGTTTCACTCAAGAGGAATGTTCCGGCTTGATTCTCCTTGCCAACTTTAGCATATAGATAATACTTCTTTTCCGGGTCAATAAGTGCCGGAGAATTGTATTCAGCCATATCCCAGTACTTATATTCGTCTGCCTTATGAGAAGAAGAAAGAGAACTGATACCGAGTGTTAAATGCTGAAGGATTCCTGCCGGAGCAGTTAATACTTTGGTGCTAGTATTATAGGTGATATTGTGAGATACCTGCACTGGATTCGTTTTTGAATTGACAAAACGGAATTGCAAGCTTTCGTCGCCGACAAGTAGTTGCATGGTTGAAACGGTTATCGGATTGACAGAGCCGGAGAAGTTCAACAGTGCATCTTCAAGCATAGACATCGTTTCCTTTGCGTCACGAAACCGTCTCTTTGTGAATTGTAAAGCGTCTTTATGCTTCTCAATAACTGTCACCTCGTTTGTCTCAATCTTATTCAGATCACTTGAGACAGAAGTACCTACAGGCTCATTAGAAAGCTCTATTTCGGGTGAATACGGATTATTCACAAAACGTTTGATTCCTATCATCCGGATAAGAGAACCTTCCGGATGAAATTGCGTATCATAGAAATCAACATACCCTCCGAGTACTATTTTACCGCCGACCTCCAACCAGCGTTTCTTTGCCCAAATACCGTCCAATGTCCCGGTAAATATGAATGCTTTATCTTCATGTTCATAGAGGTATTTAGCAGCTTCCTTGAAAGCTTCCCAGCTCGCACCCGTTTGTGTGCTATCGTTACAGATATAAGCTTTCGGCAATTGAATTCCGAACACTGCGTATGTATCACCAACTTTCGGTCGCCAGACTTCCGGCTCCGGCATAGTAATACCATCAATTTCCTGCGGAACAATTTCAAATCGACGTGCCTCTTTCTTGTCTTTCGCTTCATGGATATACTTTACTTCGAACTCCTTGCCTGTAAGCATACCAGTCTGGAAAATAACCGTCATTGTTTCTCCTGCTATGAGACAATCTTCGAAATTCAATTCTTCAGGAATGTCTTTATCTACAAAGTCAAAGAAGTTATTCTCCTTGTTCACTTCAATAACAGAACTAACAGTACCAACACGGGAAGGATAAATAGCTGTACAGTCCAGACTCTCTTCCTTTGCTGTTGTAAGTTCTTTATCAGCACGCATGACACAAGTTCCATCCGCATCTGTCTTATACGTTCTCCCTTCGTAAACAAGAGTCTTATTCTTTGGAAGTAACAGGTATTTAGATCCGTATGTAGAATAATCAATATTGCGATCTGTAGTTTCTACCAAAATTATTTCGGGTGGTATATCCCCAGAAGTCCTACCAACACCGACCTTGAAGCCGTGGCCTTTACCATACGACAGTTTCAAAGGGTTCTCCTTGTTATACTCAACTTTACGCAGATGGATAGTCTTAATTTGCTTTCCATTCACAGTTTCTTCAGTGATCTGCCATTCTGTTTCATATAGTTCTGCAAGTTGATTGAGAGCGGCAAGAATATAAGTGTGATTGTAGTTGATTACTTTCTCCGCTCCCTCAATGCAATCACCGACTTTCCAACCGGTACTCCGACGGTTCAGGTTTTCAACGAGTAGACGTAGATGTTCGTGTGCCTTAGCTGTATATGAGAACTTAATACTTCTATCAACGGTATGGCGTACTTTCCACAACATCGTATCAGCCTTGCCAGTTTCAAGAATCAGAGTATATTCGAAGTTACGTTCACCGTTTTTCTTGAAATTGCTATCCTTCTTCAAAGAATAACGCTTCCCGTAGAAGTCACACCAGGAGCCAACCAGAATTTCAATATACCCCGGATGAGAAAAATACAAAGTGAGTGTATCTTCTCCCATAATAGCTTCATAAGAGTAGCTTTCATCCTTTACTTCGATTTTTATTTCCTTATCACCATTATATAAACTTATCATGTCCTTAGAATTATATCCTAAAATATAAACGTCAAATAGAAATGTTTTGAATAATAGGCATAAAAGTAAGGAAATGATAGACGAATCATTGCCAAAATAATATATAACACACAACATCAACGGCATTGTCACGAAATAAATCAAAATGAAAAATATTTAAAAGAAATCACTCAAAATGTAGTTTAATTCACCTAAGTTCTCTCGGAACTACGTATGCTTTAGCTGATCTATCGAACGCAATAAGCGTAAACCTATCCTTGAACGGTTATGCAAAATTTAATAATGGATTACTTGTACAATGGGGCAGAGTTGGAGGTTCATCTACAGCTTCGTATAGTGTGACTATGCCTACATCTTTTTATAATACTGAATATAAAATATTTGCAACTGTATATAAGCCTAGTAGTGACTCCGCCGTATATTCATCATCTCCTTTGGCAATAAATAAAACAGTTAGTAGATTTTATTTGAATAGAAATTATGCAAGTGGGGGTACTACTGGATTATCACAAGAATCATGGGACTGGTTTGCGATCGGGCGTTGGAAATAACTAAAAAACAAATATTATGAAGTATTGGAAAAATGGATTCTACGATGAACCGGTAGACGGTTCGGTAGAAATTACAGAAGAGTATTATCAAGAGTTACTGGCTGGTCAATCTACCGGCTTGATAATAGCTGAAAGCAAAAATAGACATCCTATTTTGGTAGAATATGAGTACGACATTGAAGAAGTGCAAAAAATGAAAGTATCTGAAATACAATCATTTGATAAATCAAACTGTGTCAATTCTTTTGATTTATTGGGTAAAAGCATGTGGTTAGATAAAAGCACACGTGTTGGATTATTTAACTCAATTTCGATTGAAAAACAAATCGGTAAAACAGACACGGTATTGTGGTATGATGCAATAAAGTATATAATTCCTATTCCAGATGCTTTAGCAATGCTGAATAAGATTGAAATGTATGCACTAAACTGCTACAATGTAACGCAATCGCACATCGCAGCAGTCAGAGCATTGCAGACTATTGAAGAAGTTGAAAGCTACAATTTCAAAGTCGGTTATCCGGCAAAACTCAACTTTCCCGGGTAACCAGTTTTGAAGTCGTATGCTTCAATTTCTTCTTTTGTCTCTAGCTGTTGAATAGCCTTCGTATGCCTTTGTGTCGTGTCAAAACACGCAAGGGCATACAATTCTAGCTGTTGTAACATGTCAATGGCTCTTTCGATTGATAAGACAAACTTTGTATCACCAATCCAGATACTTGTTTCAGACCGTCCGGCTTCTTTCTCAATATTGATAGAGTTCATAAGTCCTACACGGGTGCTTTTGTTTAACCAACCGAATACATTATCAATACTGAACTGATTCACCATGTCAGAGGAATCATATAGCCTTAATTCATCAAGTTTTTGCGCTCTAATTTCTTCGATAGTAGCCTCGTGCACAACTAAGATCGGATATCCTTTTTTGCTTTCAGCTATTATCAAGCCGGTAGATTGACCAGCTAATAGTTGATTGTAATACTCATCCATAATTTCTACCGAACCGTCTACCGATTCATCGTAGAATCCATTTTTCCAATACTTCATGATATTTGTTTTTAAATTATTTCCAGCGACCGATTGCAAACCAAGCAAATTTTGCAGTAGAATTACCTGTAGACCCACTAGCGTAAAAAGTTCTGTCAACTTTAAAATAGCTTGAACCGTTATTTAAAATTGGACAGAAAGTATATAAGTTATTATCTGATGCATCTTTTATTATATTACCATATACATTATAGGTCGAATTGTAGAATGAAACAGGCATATAAACGGTTAAAGTGTGAGTGCTAGAACCAGTGTTATATCCCCATTGAATCATAAACCCGTTATTAAATTTTATATAGCCATTCTGTCCTAAATTTTGAGCTTCTAATAAAACAGCATTAGTTCCGAGAGAACTTAGTAAAGTTTTCTCCGCATCCGTCATGAATTTTCTTGTAGTACTTTCTTCAATCATTGATGCTGGATGAGAAGCCGGATGAGAGTAATTATTAGCTCCGGAGGCTATTCCACTAAGTTTTGTACGTTCTGCATCCGTCATAAAACGATGAGTCGAATCTTCTTCAACGTCCGTCGCTGTATGTTTATGAGAACTTGCAGCATAATTCCCCTTGGGTTGGTATACTGAATCGTGGTTGTGATTTCCTGCCGCTTTACTATTCCAAGCATCTTTTTCCGAATCTGTGACAAATCTATGTGTAATATCATCCGTGATGTCAGATGCCGAATGCTTATGTGATAAAGCTGCATAATTCCCTTTTGGTTGATACGTAGAATCATGATTATGGTTTCCCGCAGCCTTACTGTTCCAGGTCTCTTTTTCTGTATCGGTAGCAAAGCGATGAGTACTATCCGGAGTAATATCCGTTGCTCCATGTGTATGCGAACTCGCTGCATAACTACCTGCTGGCTGATACACTCCGGCATGAGTATGATTCGACGGAGAAGCACCGACTTCGGAAGCTGTATAGGATGGTTTATTTGCCGCCTTCGCCCATGCAGGTACATCGCTCGCAGGCATAGAGGAGGGGAAATCACTGATTTCAGACTTTTTGTGAGTATGCGCTTTCGGTGTACGGGCATCACTTAACCGTGAATCATCCCCCTCGCATACGGTTCCTTCCGCACTACCAAAATTCTTATTAAAGGCCGAATTCTTGGTAAATGCAGGTTCATAAGTACCTGCATGATTGTGATTAGATGGAGATGCACCTACTTCGCTTGCTGTATAGGCTGGCTTAGAAGCTGCTTTCGCCCATGCTGGTACATCGCTTGCAGGCATTGTGGTAGGAAAGTCACTGATATCCGCTTTCTTATGCGTATGAGCCTTGGGAGTGCGGACATCACTCAACCGTGAATCATTTCCCTGGCATACTGTTCCGGCAGTGGTACCAAAATCTTTATTAAAAGCGGTAAGTTTAGTGATAATCAGTTCATATCTACTATCATGATTATGTGAGTCCAGAGCAGCTTTCAAAGCTTTTCCCTGTTCGGCAGAAAGCACTTTATTAGTCCCTCCACTTGTCAGATTATTAACAATATCAGAAATATTAAGTTTCTTTCCCAGCTCTGTTGCCATCGTCGTGGCAAAGTTAGGATCATTGTTAAGTGCGTTCGCTAACTCAATAAGTGTATCGAGAGCATCCGGGGCACCGGCAACAAGTGCATCGACAGCAGCTTTCACTTTTGCGTCAACTCCTGAAACCGCATTGTTAGCCGCCAATGCAGCAGCGTTCGCATCGTCCGTGGCTTTCTTTGCTAACCCTGTTTGTATAACAGATGCATCTTTGGCCGTATTTGCATCATCTGTCGCTTTCTTTGCCAAGGCAGTTTGAGCTTCCGATTCAGCTTTAGCGGCATTGGCGCCTGCCGCTGCAATCTTAGCTCCTTCTTTGGCTTCATTAACACTACCAGCCGCAGTATTAGCCGCATCCGTGGCTTTCTTAGCAAGGGCTGTCTGCTCAACAGACGCATTTTTAGCGGCATTTGCATCGTTAGTAGCTTTCTTAACGGCTTCAAGCTCTGCCGTGGCTTCTTCTGTTGCCTGTGTCATTTCCTGCACAATACCGGCATACTCTGACTTACGTTGAGACTCTGCTTCGACGCGCTCCGTTTCAGCGTTTACACGCTTAGCCTCATTTGATCCGCGAGTACCTTCCGCAGTTTTACGCACATCTTCATTCTGCTTTCTCTTGTCTTCTTCGAATGCCCGGGAAGTTTCAGCCGTAGCCCGGGAAGTTTCAGCAGTCTTTCTCTTACTTTCTTCTGACACACGGTCTGTCTCCGCTGACTTGCGGGCAGTTTCGGCAGATACACGTTCAGATTCGACGGTAACACGGTCAGATTCGGCAGCCACACGTGAGGTTTCATTCGTTTCCCTTGTCGCTTCATCTGCTTTCCGCTTATCCTCGACAGAAACACGGGTAGATTCAGCGGAAGAACGACCACTCTCCGCAGTTTTTCGTTTGTCTTCTTCCTTCACACGTTCCGATTCAGCAGAAGAACGACCTGTTTCAGCGGTCTTGCGTGCATCTTCATTACTTTTACGTGTTTGTTCATCCGAGACACGTTCAGCTTCTGTATCAACACGTCCGGATTCAGCAATTACCCGTTTATCTTCAGCAGTTACGCGGGCCGCTTCTTCTGTCTTACGCGCATCTTCATTTTGCTTTCTGATATTTTCAGCAGAGGAACGTCCGGTTTCAGCCGTAACACGTTCTGTTTCGGAAGTCTTTCTTTTATCTTCTTCGGACACACGGGAAGTTTCGGCAGATTTGCGTGCATTCTCATTAGTCACACGTTCGGATTCGGCATTGCCTCTCGCTGTTTCAGCATTCTTTCTAACCTGCTCGTTAGCTTCTCGTGTACCTTCGGCAGTAACACGTTTCTTTTCTGCATTATCCCGTGCATTTTCAGCAGTGGAACGGGAAGTTTCGGCTGTTTTACGAGCATTCTCATTAGTGATACGTACTGATTCAGCAGCTTCCCGAGCTTGTTCTTCACGGGAACGATTCGTTTCGGCTGTCTGCCTGGATTGCTCGGAAGCATTACGACGGGATTCAGCAGTTTCACGAGCTGATTCATTCCCTTCAACGGTAGCCTCTAATTGTCGCATATCGGTAGTAGCTGTTTTGGCATCATCCGTAGCTTTGAGCATATTATCTAATGCAGTCTGAATCTTCTCTAAACCAAATTTAAGGCTAGTCTTAACTCCGTTGATTACTCGGTAGCCGATAGTGAAGAAGCCTTTCATGTCGCTGGCTTCGTTCAGTTCTGATATTTTTTTCTTCTTTAATGGCATAGCAAATCAATTTAAATCTATATAAAACTCTCCGTCCTCTGTTATGATAAATTCGCCCGCTTCGGATGAAAGCAAGAACTCCGTTTCTCCGATCCGAAAGCTGGTAAATACGAGTTTCAAGGTAAATTCCCACCATACACCGTTATTTAGCATGAAATCATTCGTCTGACAACTCTTATAATAGCAGGGATAGCTTTCACTCCATTCATCACAATAAAATATACGTTCCGCATCGGAATACTCATATCCTTCATCATCGACTTTAGCAGATAGCCGTGTTAAATCATGGAGTAGGGCATCGTGATTACGCCAGAACAATTCAACCGTCCCGGCCCGCATCAGGCATTTGAGAGATACTTCTTTGGTTTGGAATTTCACAACTTCACCATCGTAGATTGCCCCGTCTTGACGCTTGAAATTCTGTAATAGGTTCTTTTTTACCGTCGGAGCCTTTAGTATTTCAGCATTACTACCTTGCAATACGACTACGCCATAATCGGATAAGTCTTTGTCATCAATCTCGTAACCTTTAGGCATTGGAAGCTCATTTACGGGCTCCTGGTATTCGTAATCGACTTCTCGGGGGAAGTCGTTACTAAAAATAAATTTAGCAACTTCAAGGCCCGGATTAATAACATAGCTGCTTTGGGAAGACAGACGTAACTTATAACTCCTGCCGATTAAGGGAAAGTAAAATTCATGATAACTCAAGTCAGAAAGTATATCAATCAGTCCACCAATACCCAAACTGCCTATATATGCAAACTCAATGCTTACTTCAGCCGTATCCAATGTAGGACTAGAAAGATCAAATTCCTGTCCGTCTTCTTCCGGCCAATCATTCTTGTCCGGTTCCTTCATGGTTGGAAATGCTACCAGGTTATTATAACTTCCCTTTGTAATACATATACCCAAGCTGGTATATGCCTCTATTCCGTCAATCAATAATTGCTCTTTCATCGCTTTAATGTTATACCTTTAGTGTTTAACGTGTCTATTCCCAGCTTTACAGCGTACATGAACTCTCTTATTTCCACAAGGTTAGATGTGTAATTGGAGATATCCGATAAATGGGAAACAATAGTATCATTACCCCGAAGCATTTCAGCCATATTCTTATCCATATTTATTAGATATGACAGTTTCTCTGCTATTTTCTCTGTTCCTGAATTAATACTCTTAACTTCCTCATTTATAGAATAAGTATGCGAAGTCATTACAGCAAAGCTTCCATCTAGTTTGTTGGCTGAATCTTGCGACATTGAAGCAAATCCTTTCTTTGATGCCTCACGCTCATCGTCGTTATCATTCCAGCCGAACATTTCTGCCATTGCATCTCGTTTTGCTTTCATTTCATTAGAGAGCTGTTGCCCTTCTGCCTTCAGTGCATTATACTCATCTTCAGTCACACCGTCATCCATAGCATTGTTAAGTTTTTCTCTCCAAGCCATTAAGCTGTCCATGAATTCTTCTTTAAGCATAGAATTTACGATGGCATTCTTCATATATTCCTCGAAGTTATCAGCGAAGTCAGCAGAATCGGCGTCCATATCATTAAGCAAGTCCTGAAAGTCTGAACGAAGAGAGCTGTAATCAAGAAGCGTGGTATCAGCTATTTGCTGTTCCAGCACCTCCGCTACCTGTCCGACACCATTTGCGATTTGATCTGCAAATTTCTGCGTGTCTGAATCAAGTTGAGACCAGAAGATACCGGCATGTTCCTGAAGTTCCGCAAGTTGCTCATCGGTCAAATCAAATAATCCAGTCATACGACCACCCATTTTCTTTTTAAATTCCTTTACGGACATGCCTAATGCCTCTGCAGCTTGTTTCCAACCTTCACCGGACATATCATCTACTTCATCATAACCCTTTGAGTGTGACTTTCCAGAAGCACCAGAATTTAAGTATTGTTGCCCCAGTACTCGGGCATTTGCGCTTTGTTCTTTGATATTGGCAATAGCAGCTTCATAAACAGCGTTTGCGGTATCTCCTGTCAAGGTCTCCGCTAACTCCAGCTGTTTCTCAATTATCCGATCAAGAATATTAATATAGGATTCATACGTTTCTTTCGCTTTCTCGTATTTTTCTGTCGTATCGTCCTTAGTGAACATACTGAAAATCTTTGTTGCTACCTGTATAACGGCACTAATAACAGCAAGAATAACAGATGCCTTCTCAACTGTACTGATAGCGTTAGCCGATGTATCTGCTGCCATTTCAACACCACTCATAGCAGTCAATGCAAAGGTTCCTATTTCACCAATTAAAGAAATAATCTCTCCGGCCGGTCCACCGATTGATTTTCCAACATCAGTTAATGCGTCTGATAATTCATCCAACTGTGCTTTTACGTCTTTTTCTGCTTTCTTTACCTTTGCATCCTTTTGTACTACCTTATCTTTCGCCTCATTGTATCTCGAAGTCTTTTCTTTTACTTTATCCAAAGCCTGTGCCTCGGTCAGATAAGCTTTTGTGGAATCAATTTTACCAGTCTTTTCGTTGAATTTTGAGGACTTGACACCATTCTCTATTTGTGCTCCACCCTTGACAGCCTCGGCAGTCTGACGGGCATTCTCTAATTCCATTTGCGCATTAGCTAACTCTTCCTCTGCTTCTGCTAATTCTTTCTTCTTGTCAGATAATGATTGAAACGGGTTACGTGAATCCAATTCATCCATAATTGATTGAATAGTACTAGTATATTCGCGAAGCTGGTCCGGGGAAAGAACTTTGGCAGCCGTACTCTTTGCATTCTCTAATTGAGTAAGCAGAGAATTAAGAGTTTCAGAAGACGTTTCTTTCAGATTTTCAAATGCACGAACATACTCCGGAGACTCTTTCAACTTATCGTAATCCAGGCCCATCAATTCCATTCCCTTGTTCTTTGTTGCTTGAGCAATAGACCGATCAATTTGTTCAACCTGTTCTGTATCTCCATTCTTAACCGCTTGCTTACGTTGTTCCTGCAAGGTGGCAATATCTTCGTTGAATTTTCGTTCAATAGCAAGACGTTTGTCCGTATAGTCTTGATACTGATTCAGCAAATCAGCTAAATCATCCCCACGATTGTACTTTAAATCTGTAGTTTCCTTTTTTTCATTAGCAACTTTATCAAATGCGTCAAACTGTTTCTTTACTGGCTCTGACTTGACATATGTCGATGCATTGAAGGTTTTCTTTTTATTTTGTGGATTAGCTTCAAAAGCTGAACGAGCTTTTTCAATTTCTTGTAATTTCTTATCCTCTGCTTCACGATCGATAGCCTGTAACTCTAGCTTATGATTGAGTTTCCTTTGTCTAAGGACCTTTTCACTACTTTCTTTGAGCTTGTTGATTTCAAGTTGTTCGAGTTCATTTGCAGAGTCCTCTTTCATGCGCTGCTGCTCTCTACTTTGCTTATTTAGTAGGAGGTTATATTTCTCCTGTTCTTCTCGGAGCTTGTGAGCTTGGTCGTCCTGCTTGGAAGATGAATCATAGACTTTTAATTCTTTTTCAGCCTCCTTTAGCTTCTTGACATTTTCTTTATAAGACTTTACCACAGCAGAATCTATCCCTTTGAATTTTCCAGCATCCATTTTCTTCTTTTGTGCTGAAGCGATTGACTCCAATGCTTTAGTAGCATCTTCTTTTTGTTTTGTCCAAAAGGCTCTATTTTGAATGGCAGCTTTTTTATCTTCTTTATCTTGTTCTTCCTTCGCTTTCTTCTGAATTTCATTTATTTTTTCAACTTCTTCTTTTGCAAGACGAACGGCTTCTGTCGCTTCATTCTTCTTTTTTGCTAACCTGCCTATTTTGATACTTAGTCCAGGATCTTCAACTCCTTCCTTTCTGTTTTTTTCTACTTCGTCGATTGCTTTTTGCCATTCAGCAGTAGCCGCATCCAATTCCTCTTGTTTCATTACAGCTTTAACTTTGATACCCATAACATACTGTTTATATGCTTCTTCATTGAGTAGTCTTTTTGCATCGGTTAGGTCCATAGTTTTAAGCTTCTCTAAATCGAGATTCTTTAAAACGTTTGGCATAATGGATTGAAGTTGTTTATATGCTTCCAATTTCTCGGATTGAGAAGATGTTTCATCTCTAATAACAGAAAGGAATCCTTCTGCCTTACTCTTTAAATCATCCAAGTTCTTTTTTTGAGTCTCCATGGTAGCATTATGTTTTCTCATTGCCCTTTCGGAGTCTGATTCTGCTGTAGCACATTTATAAATTGCATAGCCAAGTCCAGCAAAAGCAGCTGCAGCTAATACATAAGGATTAGTTAACATTGCAGCAGCATTTTTTAGTTGTGCAATAGTTTGAGCTTTGAGAGCTTTTGTCAATAAGATTCGAGAAGATGTATTCTTTGCAATCATTGTTGCCTCAATAGCGTACAAGCCTTTCTTTAGGACTAAATCTGCGGCCTCAATAGCACGCTGTCGATTTACAATTGCTGTTACCGTTGCATATACTTGCTTAGCAGTACTTACAGCAAGAATACTGCCTTTGTATCCTGCAAGGGCAGTCGTAACGACAACGATCAAAGTTCCTATATTTTTTAATGCTTCTTGAGCGCTTCCATCGGCAAAGGCTTCATTCATTGATTGTGCCGCACTGGATATCTCTTTCAAAATTTCCTGTCCTAACGGGCGAAGGGCTGCTGTTATATTATTACTCAGAAGCTTCATTTGATTCTCGGTTGATGAAGACATTTCTTTGAAAGCAGCTTTTGCTGCACCTGTTGCATTTTTCATTTGATCCAGATCGGACGCAGCACCTACTGCATTCTGTCCGGTTATCATTAGGGCGGCTTGTAAAGCTTCGTCAGTACCTAATAACTCTTTCATTTTTGTGGTACTTCCATTTGCTTCGTTATAGATGAGCTGTAATGCTTCTTGGAAAGAACGTCCGGAAAAGGCTGCATCACCTAAATGGTTAGCCGTTCCCATAATTGCCGCACGTATTTTAGTCATAGCTTCGGCTGTCGGAACTCCTTGTTTAGTTATTGATACGACAGCTGCTAGCACGTCTTCGATATCAATGCCAAAGGACGAGGCAATAGGAGCAGCTTGAGCAATACTCTTTCCAAGTTCTCCCATTGTAGTCTTACCAAGCTTGGCTGTGGTAAATAACATATCAGAAACAGATTCTGCTTCGGAAGCTCCTTTTTTATACGCATTAAGAATTGTAGTGATAGCATCTGCCGAAGTAGCCGTTTCTGTAACGCCACCGATAGCAGCCTTAGCAGATACTTTTAGAATATTCATAGCATCCGCTCCATCATGTCCTGCAGATACAATCTGATATAGTGCTTTAGCTGATTCTACGGCTCCAACTGGAACCTCTCTAGTCATATCGATAACACTATTCATGAAATCGGTAAGACTGCCTTTTATTCCGCTTGAAAGTGTTGCAACTTCTTTCATGCTTTGCTGGAACTGCTTTTCGAAGTTATATGCTTCTTTGGCTGCTTGAGTAAAAGCGATCCCCGCACTAATGCCAATCCCTCCGAATACATCAAAAGCGGTAATTTCACCGGCCATTGCCTTTATGATTCCCATCGCTTCTTGACGCCCGGAATATAGCCCTGAATTATCTATACCTGTAGCGAAATATAACGCACCATCTTTATTCTGAATACCCATATAGCATTTATTCTTAAAATATAAAGAGGAGGTAAAATTTGGCTATTTCGAGAAGAATGAGCATCTTTGCAGTGTTCTAAGACCAAGGAACGAATTTTTTACTTTACTCTAGGGAGTTGACAAGCCTACTATATCACAATATAGGCTATCAATTCCCTTTGCTACATAATCCCTAGTGTGAATGAAAGATTATGTTCCTTGGTCGGAAAGAATAGGGGAGAGATAGCCTTTTTCTATAATATATAAATTACTATTCATTAGCGCCATGACCAAGGAAAATGAGAACGTATCTGTAGCGAATAAAAGGAACTACACAGAAGAAGAAATCAATGCTGCTTACAAGAAGGGCAAGGATGAAGGAAGAATTGAAGGGATGCTCGCTTATCAGAAAAGATTGATTGAGAATCTACAGCGGGATAATTCATCTCTCAATCAGAAGCTTCAGGAGATTAAAAAATAATCCCCCATATCTTCACAGATACAAGGGACTAGAAAACATACTCTAAACCAATTTAATAAAAAAACAGTTAACCTAATATATAAACACAATGGCAAATTACCTTATCGTTTGACCTTTCCAGCAATATCGTTATATTTCTTTATCCTGACTGTCTTACTAGGGTCATCAAAAGACGGAAGTTCTACCCACTCATAATCTCGTCCTTCAACATTTCCGTCTTCGTCAGTCATCTTATTACGCTGTCTCATCACAAATGAGTACTCCTGAAGTAATATCTCTATTAATCCATAGCTACTATCCAACGTTTGATTAAACGTTAATCCTAGAGCTTCCTTTGCAATAACTAAGAATCTGCTTTGGTTATATCCTTCCAGCTTTGCAGATTCTTCCGAGCGGCTATTATCTCCGTCTCTCGTAGCGGGCTCACGTTCCGAAGCATCGTGATAGAGGTACAAAAAGGGTGGTACCCTATGCGATATATGATTGCATTGAATAATATGCGTATATCCTCCCATGTCGTATTGTCAATGAGGGCGTTTTTAAACCATGCCGGCGGATCACTTGGCTTGTTATGAATGCCCAGGCAAACGACATCGAGAAGTAGTCCTCCATATTTATTCATCAATTCTGGAAAATCAGCATTCAGCTCACCATCTTTAACAATCATTTTATCAATATCTTCTTTTTCTATTTTGAGTAGGAGAGGGCGAATCCGAAACCATGTCCGGACTGTGATAGGTTTTATTACAATGCAATCACCGGGATCCTTTCCTTTAGGGATGGAATTACGGTTAGTGAAATCAAATGGAATTCTGACAGGCTGGCCCGTTACAGATTCCGATTCTTGCTGAAATAAGTTCTTTATGCTCATAAATAATCCAAGGAGCCTAGCCCGTTGTACTTCCAGGCAATATTTCCAGTTATTCGCGACTAACCTTCAATACTTTCAGCTCCATCCTTCAAATAGTTTGCTCCTGCAGGCGGACTCGAACCGCCGGTATCTACATAACCAATGTAGTGCTTTCACCAACTTAGCTATACAGGAATCCAATAAATTATTCTACTGGCTTATCGACAATAGATACAACTTCACGCATAAAGGCCGTCTGTTGTTTTCCGGCTGCCGTGATAGCTGCTTGTATGTAGACACGAACAAGCAACAACTCTGCCTGTTCTGATCCGGGGGCCTGTGAAATCTTAGAGGCAATCTTACCATTAACGATGGTATAAACAACCTTCTTGCCATCTTTAGGTAATGTTTCACACTGGAACGTTTTAGAGATAGAAGGAGTACTAAGAGGCTTTTTCCAGATGTTTTTTCCTTCTTTTGTATCTACTTCACCGCCTGCTAGTTCTTTAAGAACCTCATTTGATGGAGTAGGGATGGAGAACTCGACATAATCTGTTGTATCTTTCACCAGTTCAACATAAAAAGGTTCTTCACTACCTTCTACTTCAATCTTCACTTCTTTGGGATCTGCAAAGTTGAATGCAACACTTCCTTTGGTCGGAAGGGGATAATCTTTGAGATCTGCACCGGGAACGCCGTCACCGACTGTTCCAAATTTAATTCCACCTACGCCCATAGCGATAGGTCTAACTTCTCCTGCCATAATTATTGATCTATTAAAATTTCTAATCTGATATTTGTACAAGCAAAGCCCTCTTTCAGTTCAGGCATTGGAACGCTCCAGAGAACTGTTACTTCTTTACATACTCCGTCACTACTATTGATTGAATCAAGCGATTTTCGCACCTTACGCTTTAATTCTTTCATTCGTTGACGTTGGTTCATTCCATTATCATTCAAGGGAACGAAGATATTGATATTGACAGGCACTTTATTGATAAAGTCAAGTTCATTCAGTTGCAGGTGATTAATAACAATATGCTCACTATTAACACCTGCTTCCGACTTGTCCTTGTAAATCACAACATCGGTGCCCGCAGCGGCCACAGCATTATAAACTATATCTACAGCGTCAAATTCATCCATAATCAAATCTTGCTAAAAACAGATTTCAATGTATCCCTTAGATATTTCTCACATTGCGCGTTAGCACCTGAAACGACTTCATACCCTTTAGCTTCCACGGCTGCCGCATATTCCATTCCTGCAACACCGACCAACACATAACCACCAGTATACGACAGAGAGACTTCTTCTGCAAGCCTACGCCCTTTATACTTACCAGTTGTCTTATCAGTCCCTTTATCGCTTTCTACGAAGTTCTCTTTGACAACTTCCCCATCTTTTGCAATTATATATCCGATAGAGGAACGAAGATTACCAGTCTGGTCTTTATATGAGCCACTCCGGCGAGCTACTTCGATAAACTTTTCACCTCCTGCTTGCAGGAAAACAAGCATCTTATCTTCTGCTTTACTTTGAAAATGGTCGAACCAGCGTTCCATTTCATCAAAGGTGAATAGGGGAGTCATGCCGTTTTTCATACGTTGATAATTGAATGTGATTGATAAGGTTCCCAACAGATAATCGGTACATCAATACTCTTTGATGCGACTTTCAAACGTAAAAACTTACTGTTTGCCGGCGGTTGCTTTTTGGAGTAGAAATAGCCATGTACCTGCGCTTCATCACCATCCGAATTACGTTTGAGAACGATTCTACCATCGCTTACCGGGTCGTAGCGTCCGGGCACAGATATTTCAACCGGTTTCCCAGGAACCCATTCACCATCAACTAAGCGCCCGTTAGCCTCAATAGTAACTATTGCTGTATGTGGATACTGTTTTACCATCTGTTACCAGCTCTTCCTTTGATAATGATTCGTTTCCTAAGTTTAGCAGCTTTCTCCGGCTCCCCGTTCTCTATGTACAGTTGCTTTGCAGTCTGAATATAGAAAGAACGGGGATGAGTGATAGAAAGCTTATTTTCACTGAAATCTTGAGAGTTTACCATCATGGCATACGTATCAGCGACACAAAGATTGACTTGCTTCATGTTTTCAGCAGTACATTTTTCTTCGGGATTGACATCGCGCTTTATAAATACTACCTTTTCCAAAAAGCCTTCCATATCCCCAATAGATGGATACTCAAGTATTGTTTCTCTGATTGTTGCCATTATAGTTTACTCTTCATCAGTTTTTTCAGTATCTTCATCGGCCGCCCATTCCTTGGCATCAGTTTTCATGATATACATTGCATCAGGATCGTTGACTACCGGGATGGCATTAGCTTCTGCTTTAGTCCATTCTTTGAAAGGTTCCAGCTCTGACCACTTGCTAAGGAATACAAAGTCTTTTTTCAGTGTCGTTGCTTTCTTCTTGTACTCGACAGAATGTTCCGCTGCAATAGGACCATGCTGGATGTCGCCGCATTGTAAATCTTCCAAGAAACAGATATTGGCGGCTTCCCATGGATTGATCGTAGTGCGATTATGAGAAGCATCTTCAATACGTACAGCCGGGCTCACTAAGACGATCTGAACACCTTCTGTATTCTCTTGTGCAGAGAGATATTCATTGATAACTTTCTTGGAGATAGTCAGCTTTTCTTTCTGATTGATCCAGCCTTTAACTTTCTCGATAACCGCTTTCTGTTTCTTCAATAAAGCAAATCGATCTTTGCGCATCACTACATACTTAATGGTAACACCATCAGCAGAGGCGGCAACTACTGTATCTTCAATGTCTTGCAATCCGTCTGCTGTGTTTGCATTTGCCCAGTCAACAGCGGAAACCTTTTTATTTTCATTCTTCATACCACAACCAACAAATTCCTCGGTAACAATACCGTTATTATTGCTTGAGTTTAGAGTGAACCCACCTTTAGACATCAACTGCATACACCACCATTCGAAACGTCCACGAACAGCGTTATATACAAAGTCCTGATCTTTGAAAGCGAGGTCAAGGATAGATTTCAAATCCGAATCACCTTCACAATCACGGCTAAGTTGCCGGTATTCGTTCCAGTCGCTTTCATTCATACCACGCTTAACGGCAGTCTTGGGGATATCACCTGACATCTTACCTACAACTTCACGTTTCTTTTGCGGTGCAGAAGAATCAAAGCTGATAACGTCTGCAATAACAGGAGCACCTTTCTCTCCAGTCAAAGTTTCCCATTTCAGAGAATCTTTCTGCTTTACACCGAAGAAGTTAGGGAAGAAGACCGGCTTAACCTTACGTGAGTTAAGTCGTGCTCCCATGTTCTTACGGTTCACTTGTTTAATTAAACTTCTTTCCATATATCATTATTTTAATGGATTAGACAAAACGGATAAAACGGAGCAACGCTTTAATAGCGTCGTCAACAGGGTAGGGCATTACTGCTTCATTAACAGTACCACGCACCAAGAGGCCTGACTGCTGGTTAGCTACGGTCACATCAACCTTGTTCATAGTGATAACCTCCGGGGTATACTTGAACTTTGCAGCTTTGGCAGCAGCTTTAGCAGTAACAAGAACTAAGACATCATTAATCTTTGCGGCTCCAATGGCTCCGGAAAGAGTTATTGTGTCATAAGCTGCATTGGTTTTGTCAATTGCAGAGATTACATCAGAAGCTCCGGTTAAAGCACCGCCGACTGTAACAGCTTCCCCAACTTTAAACGCATGCTTCTTTGCGATTTGAATAGCAACAGCATCGGCGGCTGCGACAGCAGTAACTTTTCCGGTTTTAACAACATGGTAAAGGCCATTAGCATCTTTACCCACAATTACAAGCGGAGGAAGCTCGTCGATGATTCCCTTCAGTTCCGCGCGGGCAATAGTTCCACCGCCCTGAATGTCCTCGATAATCTTTTCGATACCAGGAGCATACTGAAATTCACTTTGTTTTTTTCTGAACATAGCTTTAAATATTAATAATTATTCTTCCAGACTAAGGCTAGCAGTGCCATTATCAGAGCTTTCCTCGTCCTCCATTAACTTCAACCATTCCTGTTCGGTACGTTCTTTAGGCTTATAGGAATTAGGCTTGTAATCACCACCGGCGATCTCATCATCAATAACAGATTGTTTGATTTCGGCAAATTCTTCCTGCAGCTCTTTTATCTGTTCTTCAACAGAAGTTTCAGAGTTGACGTCAATACGATTGAACCATTTTGCAGGGAGTTTAGAATCTGCAAACAACGCCTTAGCTGATACTTGCTTGGTAGAAGTTGTGACTGTTGAAGCGACAGTTGAGACAGATGCAGCCAACTCGGAAATCTGTTTCTGCTGGGCTTTCAACAACTTAACAACAGAAGCTGGCAACCCTTCGAAATCTTCGTCCTCGTCTTCATCTTCTTCTTCGTCATCTTTCGGCTTCTTTGTTTTCTTAGTCTTAGTTGCCTCAATAGGCTTTCCATCCTTCAAACCGTGTTTTTTCTCATAAGCGGCAATAGCAGCATCAATACTGGCTTGACTGCCTTGTTCATTTGATACCAAGTCCGGAAGAATATTATCCTTGAATAGCCCAATATAGTTATCTAGGTTCTCTTCACTTTCGATGTCGAAAAGAGCTTGCACCTTGGCCGCGTACTTTTCAGGAATTCCAGCTTTTTTCAAAGCTGCTTTGATGGTTGCTAAAATCTTCATACTTTTTTCCTTAAAATATATTGGGAGTAAATTTTTCCTGCTTATATATTTTATTTCAGAATCAAATGCATACATTTGCAATATGGATAATAAGAAGAAAGAATATAGAAAGAAAGCTAAAGAGCTCGCTCTTCAAAATGGATTCGATCAAGTTTCCTATTATGGAGAGTGGAACGGCTATTTGGCATATACAGCATCCCGGAAAGAAGATGAAGGGCGTTGTATTGGTTATCCTCGGTTTATCCTTGTAAAAGATGACGTTGCTACACTGGCTCCTTATACACAATCGACAGATATCATGGGAATGACTTCTATGCCAAAAGGATATTCAGAGACACTGCTATAATTTCTTCACTATTCCGTTAATAATATCAGTATTTACTAGAAGATTATCCACACGTAGTACATTGACTCCATATTTCAGGCTTATTTCCTTTGATAGTTCTCCCCAATTTTTTATTTTTCCAGTTTGTGGATCATATATGACTATTTTTCCATCAAGTGATTTTTCCAAAGTAATAATATGCCCCGAATTTCGACCTTTCCAAGAGAAATCAATATGGTATCTTCCTGGCTCTTTTACTAGTTCAACTAGTTCCTTGGTTAACTCTTTTATACTTTTGCTTTTTAAAGCCCCTGTTCTGGTTACATCATATATGCCACCTGCTGTTTTTTTGACAGGCATAACCATCGTTTTCGGATCAATCCATGCCCAGTTAGTTCTGTATGAGAGCTCGTGGGGAATATTCCCTTTTTTCTCAAGATTAGGCAGTGCTGTTACATCATATCCACGTCGTCTCAACTCGTTGGCAACAACACAAGATTGACAGTTTACCCCATATTCATTCCCTTTACCGAAGTTTATATTTCCCCGTAGTTCATTAGCTTCTTCGAAAGTCATTTCCTCATCTCTCTTAATACCAATTTTTTGCTCAATCTTGGTTTGATTGAAGTTTCTCGCAAATCGTTCTTCCCATCTTTTTTGAATATCATTTTTCTCTGCATCAGTCTTGATGCGTTTAGGTCTAGAAACCTTTATAACTTCATTCGTAATAGGTTGGGAAACTATTTCTCTTTGTAGTCCTCCATCATTGGTGAAGTTATCCTTATACCAGAAAGCCGATTGCAATCCATCTTTATTCTCGTTGACGAAATCCTTTGCTCCCTGGGGAATGTCTGTAATAACCTGCTCTTTCGGAACTGTGTCATTCAGCAGGAAATCAGCAAAATTTTCTGGTTCCATCGTAATGGGAGTAGCGAAGCAGATACAGAAAGGATGGAAGCCTGTAAACTTGAATGTTTTCGGATATTTTCCAACCATCGCATCACAGATCTTACACGGTCCGCGATTATTGGCCGAACGCTGTATCTCAATTCCTAGTATAAAATCCTGTTTACTCCAACGTTCATAGTCTGCACTACGATAAGCTGTGTTCGTTGTTGTAGCAGATGTTCGAAGAGCGTTCTTGTATGCAGAGCGGTATACACCTTGCCCTGGATGATAATCTTTCATCGGTTGTGATAGAACCAATTCACCTTTCTCATTCCGGATCCGGCGAAAACGTTTTTGAGGATTGTGAAGAATCTGTCGGATATCGCTACTGATCCCGTTCGAATTACGACCGGAAACTACTCCACTATCAAGATAGAACTCAAGTTGTGATTTCGTTTGCTGTGTAATATTCCAAACTCTATCAGACAATTTTAGACCGTTGGAATCTATATCATTCTTTAGAGCCTCAAATGCAGATAGGTTATGAGTAAACATTCCATCCTTAGTTGCGCTAGAAATAGCCATTCCCTTGATGAATTGAGAAATAAAATCATCATTCTTTCTCTCTGCTCGTTCCCAGCCATCCTTTTGGAATGCGGAAATATTAGCATATAACATTGATTCAAGATTTAGCAGTTCTCGGTCAACTGCGTTCTCTATTCCCTGATTACGTAACCATACGTTATTTTTCCCCGCATCATCCCACTTGCGGAGATACGGGGAAACAGAAAGTATAAACTGATTAAAGATATTGGCTATTACAGCCTGTTGTGCAGCAACTTTCTGTATATGCTGTTTATCGTAGAAGGAAAGTTCAGGCATAGTTAAAGTGTAGCTCCTATGAATGAATTGTTTTGAGCGGTATCTTTCTCATCTTGTTTCTTGCGGGCTAGCTCTTCTTCAACATCATCCGTATATGGTGAATTTTTAATAATCGTCTCTTTGCTATTGAATTGGGATGCTGTTTCAAGATTCTTTAGTTCTTCAGCTAGGTCCTGTGGGAGAATACTGCCAAACTCCACCTCAATAAAATTATCATTTAGCTGTGATGCATACTTAGTATGTGTGATGTTAGCCATTCCTGCTTGAACTATTGACACAGTACGTTGAACTGCAGGGCCGAAGATTTCCATCTGCTCACTGGCTTTAATTTCTGCGTCAATCAGCATAAATCGGCGAGATGTTCCGCTTAAATTACCTAACCCCATTAGCTTATTCATTGATAAATCAGGGCTGGAAGCTCCGGAATGTATGGCGTCGTCCAATTGGTTAAGTTCAAGTGTTACGGATTCGCAGGACTGTTGCCACGCTAAGTAATCTGCATCACCGTGATATGATGTACCGGTATCAGGGTCTACTTCCATTCCGAAGTTCAATTCTTTGCCTACAGTTTCTTTACTAGGTAAGTTTGCAAGACCATAGGTCTTTAGAATTGGTTCAGAGAAGTAATCGTTCGTATCTGACAAACGGGAAAGTCTCATCTCTTTTTTATCCATCAAATTAGCAACATCGTCCCAATCAGGACAATCGACCTCGGCATATACTACCGGAATCTTGCCAAAGAGGTTTTTTGTCTTTTTTACAAGCCAAACACCATCCATAACACCGGAGTAGATAGTATCTTTCGTGTATATCTTCACGCATTCGCAAGTACGACCATTAACCTCTGCATTGTATTTATAGAGAAAGCCGTCCATATCGTCGTCTTCATCAAAATGTGGATAGAATTCACATTCGACATTGCTATCTTTAGGAGTAGAGAGGATTTTAACCTTTAGCTGGCTTTTACCATCATCCCGGGTAACCGGATAGAAAACAATAGCAGCTTTGGTTTCAGACAATACCTTGCGAGCAAACTCTTTCAAAACTGATTGCATCTTGAGTTTACGCTTATAGATATTCTTAAACTCGGTAAAACCGTTATTAGGGTCTTCAGCTGTGATAGTCATTTCACCACCAAACAAAAAGGCAACAGAGGTACGAACTATCTTCTTTGGTAGATTAGTAACAATTTGAGCGACTTCTACAGTTTTATCCTCCAGTCTCCTTGGCTTTTCTTCTCCTGTATCGGGATCAACCTCTTTTTCTGTCTCTGAATATACAGCGATCTTCTTCGGTTCGCGATATCCGACAGATTCTTTACGTCGAGTCCTGTCGCCATCGTATTCTTCCATATACTCGCGAGGATTGCGGTTCTCGCGTGTATCAACGCATAAATCACCTACTATGCTACCGAAGTCTTCATTTTTTAGAATATCCTTAATATCTGGCATATACTTTTCTCTTAAAATATATGTTCAGAAAAAAATCACCGACCAAGTGCATTGTTTTGTCCTTTTTTGGCGGTAAAAGTGCCGGAAAAGTGCTGAAAAGTGTTGAAAAAGATATCGTTTCTACAGCTGATGAATCTTATTTCGTTGATAATCACTTAGTTATGAGAATGCTTTAATGTTGTCTTTTTAAGTTCACAAAATTTATACGTATTTCGCAGAAGCAGAAGCCAATCACGCTTTTGGGTGGATTAGGTTTTCTTGAAACCAGTCACACTGAAAAGCTCTATTCTTAATTTTAATAATAGAAGCAATGAAAACAAATCAATTGTATTCAGTGATTGGCAAAGTAGAATGTTATATTCTGCAAGTTATTAACCATGTTGTATATTGCATGTATCAAGAGCAAGCTAAAGGATGCTCAACGATTGGATGGCTATATGATGTAATAACAACACTTTTTTGTTAATAATGAAAACGAGAATTATCCGCGGCCCACCTTGCGGGTTTGCTTTTTGAGGTTTAGACCGATTGCTTCAGCAAACTCTGCAAGGATTGTCATGCCATCCGGAGCATCGTCATGAGCGTTATCACCCTCGCGCTTGTAACTGGTAAGAGCTTTCATGAAACGACCGTAGTCTGAACCTTTGGCGTACTCTGATTCATCAAGGAAAGCGCAATGTTTCTTTATCCATCCAGCTTTCATGATGATACGTGTAGGTTTGTGTTGTGTTGTAGGACGAGCCTGTATTTCACATGCTTTCTTTTGTTCTATTACCATCTTACGGACATGGATAGCAAATATGCGTCCACCGTTGTTTGACTCGATACGCATTTGATCGCATCCCGTATCTATAACCATTTGCGCCAAGCGAGGCTCTGTTATTTCTACAGGATCTTTGGTGAAAAGAACATCAGTGATAAAGTATTTTGGACCGAATACCTTTGCGAATGGTGCACAGAAATCGTCATCTCCTTTATCTGCAGTATCACAGCCACCGATTACACCATCAGCTTTCTTTCCTGCAATATCAATACTCTTAAAGCGCATAAGAGAAGATTTAGGGAACAGTAAACCTTTGGCTTCAAACGGCTCCTGCATATACTCGGCCATCCAGATACTTTCATCTGTTTCAGAACGTAATTCCTTGTAATATTCTGTAGTATGTACATCGGCGCAGAAAGTTTCGTCGTTCTCATCCAGCGCAGCAATACGAATGATTTCATTGTACTTGCCGGCTTCTTCCATGCGTCCGAGGACATCATTAGAAGACCAGCGTGTACCGATGTCAATCATGCAGCAGCTTCCTTCAATACGGGAATCGTGTGTACCTTGTTTCCAAGACCATACCTTCTCATTATTATTGTCGGATAACGCATCTTCCAGGCTCTTGTATAAGTCGTCGGTCATGGCGAGCATTGATGCACCGAAACCGATTACAGTTCCGCCAACACCGCCACCGAAATAAGATACCTGGCGAGCGCCTTCCACATTCCAGCTCTTCACATTCTGTTTATCACCTTTCAGATGAATATCAGGGAATATCTCTTTGTAACGCTTAGATTTTACAATATCACGGGTATCGTATGACAGCTTATTGTAAAGAGTATCAGAGCAACAGTTACGCATTACAGATTCTTCCGGGAAGTGACCGTACATCCAGGCTATAAACAATGAGGAAATATAAGACTTACCGGCACGTGGCGGCATACTGACAGCAAGGCGGTAGATAATATTCGCTAAGTACGATGAATATACACGCATAAATGCTTCTGCAATTCTTTTCAGAAACAGACGTTTGGCGAAAAATTTAGGGTCATAGTATAAGCAGAAAGCCCAGAAATCATTCCGGGCATTTCGTTTGCGAAGAATGGTTGCAGCTTTCGCCTTACGAACCAATATTTGTCTTTTAGTCTTCTTCTTTGCCATCGATAATTGCTTGTAACTGTTCGTCTGTTAATGATTCTAATTCATCACCAAGATTCACATTAGTGTCTACCTCTTTTTTATCACGCCATTTCTCCGGCTGTCGGTTCTTTAGCCAAAAGATTGCAGCTGTCGTATCAGGTGGGTAATGCTCAATATATTCTTTTGAGTCTGTTATTCTTCCTTCGGATGTTGCAAATTTTGTCGCCTTACAGTCATAGCCAATAGCACGATTATAAAGACGGGATGCAACGTTAGCATCTGCAATATTCTTTCCCTTTTTTAGGGACTCAAGAAATTCGGGATAGTCCTTTTTCCATTTGTTCAATGTTTGTTCGGAAACAGAGAAGAATTCGGCTAGCTCTTTATCCGTTGCACCCAACAAACAAAGCTTTAGGGCCTGATCGGAGAACTCTATTCTGTATTCCGATTTACGCCCTCTTTTTTTCTTTTCAGCCGGATTCTTCTTCTCTGTCAT